TAAGAAGTAGGAGATTTATGCGACTTTGCAGTAAATGCGGATTTATTTTAGACACGCGGCCAGGGTTACAGGAGCGCGATGGGGTGTGTCTCGCTTGTATCAACAGCGAGCGGAAGAAAAGCATCGACTTCGCCGCGAGGCAGGAGTGGTTGACGAAGTACATACAGGAGCGGCGAACGCATCCCGACTATGATTGTGTAATTGCCGTCTCTGGTGGTAAGGACTCCCACATAATAGTGCGCCGACTGATCGAGAACCACGGCGTCAAAAATCCTTTATTGGTATCAGTGACGGACGAGTTCACTCATAGCAAGGCCGGGAAGCACAACATCGACAACCTCGTCAACCGGTACGACCTCGACCTTATCACGTTCCGGTGTAAACCGCAGACGTTCAAGCAGGAAACGCTCAACGACTTCGTTCAGGAACTCCATCCGCTGAAGTGGATCGAGGAGAAGATATACAAGGTCCCGGTGGAGATTGCGAAGAACTACGGCATCTCGCTTGTATTCTTCGGGGAAAACTCAGCCTTTGAATACGGCACGAGCGAGGAACTTGACATCTGGCATCCCGCCTCCGAAATGGGGAAATGCGAGATTATCTTCATGGGTGCTATTTACCCGTATTCGATTACCGACTCGCTCGCGTGCGCGCGGGAGATAGGCTTTAAAGACCTCGATGACTTCAACGAGTGGCCGCGACAGGGGAGCATTGACCAGTATACGCAGATTGACTCGATAGCCTACATCATTCAGCTATGGACTAAATACGTCAAGTTCGGATTCCAGCGCGTGTCTGATATTGCCTGCCGCTATGTCCGCGAGGGCATCTTTACCCGCGCCGAGGCCGTCAAGGCTATTGACCGACATGACCATGTGTGCGATCCTATGGCGAAGACTGACTTTTGCCAGACCATCGGAATAACCGAGGATTACTTTGACTCAATCGTTGACCACCACGCGAACCGTGAACTCGTCGAAAAGCGGGAGGGAGTATGGCGTCGAAAGTCGTAGCGTTCTTCGTGATGAGACTCCAGCTGCTGGCGTATGTGATGATTCAGATTGTCACGCTCATCACGACTGTCTTGTTGTTGTCGGTGTTTATGTTCCTTCCGCTCTCCGCGATTGCGCGGTGGTGGGAGCAGCACACAACCACGGCTAATCTGCCGAAGCCGGACCTTACGGATACGAGCGTAAATTGACACAGCGAGAATTAGAGAAGCGCGCCGAAGCGGCCGTTGACAAGGTCCTGACCAGCGCCGAGAAGGAACTGGTGCGCGAGTACCAGAAGGCGCTCAAGAGCGTCAAGTCGGAGTTGTCCGATCTCTACGAAAAGTATAGCTCGGGCGGGACGCTCACCTACTCCGAAATGAGCAAGTACAACCGACTAAAAACGCTCAACAAGAACATCGCCGCGGAACTCAACGCCCTGGGGCAGTCTCAGGACGCCACGATTAAGACGCTCGTCGGGGACGCCTACCAGGAGTCCTACTACCGGCACGGGTTCGCGATGGACATGGGGAACGACCTTGACATCGGGTTCGGCCCCGTTCGCCGGGATACTTTGACGAGCCTCATCAACGAGCCGAACGTGTCGGGCCTCGCACTGAAGGAGCAGCTCTCTAAGCAACGCTACGACCTACTTCTACGGCAGCGTCAGACGATGGTTCAGGGCTTCGTGAAGGGCGAGTCCTACGTCAACATCGCAAAAAGCTTGACCGAGTCCTTCGGTATCTCTTTAAACAACGCCATGCGCATCGCCCGCACGGAAGGCGCCAGGGCCGCTACCGAAGGACACGTCGCAGCCTACAACGAGGCCGAGGCCCGCGGGGTGGAGATGGAGCGCCTTTGGGTCGCCACGCTGGACGGTAAGACCAGGGTCGCGCACGGAACGCTCGATGGCAAGCCTGCGGACGAGGACGGGTTATTCCACTACTTCGGTATGACCGCCGAGGGGCCGGGGCTGTGGGGCGACGCTTCGATGGACATTAACTGCCGCTGCACGATCCGCTCCGAGATTAAGGGATTTCCGCCGGCGCTCAGGCGCTACGATGGCGATGTCCGCGAGAATATCACCTATGCCGAGTGGAAAGAGCTACATGAGAAAGATTAACTTTTTTTTCTCGACTAAAAAAAGTTGTTGACGATTATACAATAGTTTGGTATCTTGAACAAAGTACTGCATCAACTCGACGACAGGCTTCAAGCGGAACGATTCACCGGGGTTATTCAAGTTGTGTACAATCAGGGCGGCATCCGGGGGATCAAACAAGTGCGGGAGGAAATTGTCGATTTAAAGGTCTTAACCGTGGGGTGGGTTCAGCGCTCCACGTAGCAGTAAGTAAAGTTTCACATGGATTCTTTAGTACCCGTTTCACGGATTTACTAAGGCCCATTCCTAACAAGGGGTGGGCCTTTTTTATATAACATCATCGCCGGTACTAATCGGCGGTCGGAGATAAAATGGATTTAAATGAAGTACAAAAGTACATAGCAGAAAATAAGGACACCGATGAAGTTAAGGCTTTCATTGGAGCGCTGTCGGCTCCCGTGGATGAGCGCGTCATCATCGACAAATATAAGACTTCGGCTGAGTTCAAGAAGGACACGCAGTCCGAGAGTGACCGGAAGGTCGCCGCGGCATTAGAGCGTTTCCAGAAGGAGCATATGTCGAAGGCTATAGAGGACGAGATTAAAAAGCGCTATCCCGACGAGACATCCGAACAGAAGGCGCTCCGGGAGATGAAAGCAGAACTCGACAGCATCAAAACCGCGAAGTCACGCGAGGAGCTTCGGAACAAGGCCGTCAAAATGCTCAATGACAAGAAGATTGGGATTGAGTTTATGGATTTCATCCAGGCCGCCGATGAGGACGAACTCCATGAGCGCGTTGAACAGTTCCACGGGTTGCTCAACAAGAGCATCGTTTCCGCTGTCGATGAACGGCTTAAAACGCACGGAGTTAATCCTCCGATAAACTCGTCCTCACCTCCGGTTGGTAAAATAACCAGCCGGGACCAGATTAAAGACATGAGCCAGGAACAACTGATGAAGGCCATCAACGAGGGCCGAGTCGAAATTCCTGGGCTTGTGTTATCCAAGACGAACTAAGGAGGACTTAAATGTCCGTTAACCATTTTGTTCCCGAGGTTTGGTCGGCAAAGATTCTTGATAAGCTAAACAAGACTATGGTGCTGGCTAACCTCTGCAACCGTGACTACGAGGGCGAGATTTCTGCCTACGGTGACACGGTTCGCATTAACGAGATTGGTGACATCGCTATAAACGACTACACCAAAAACTCGACCACCGCGCTGACGATTCAGGAACTGACCGACGCACAGCAGATTCTTGAAATCAACCGCGCCCGTTACTTCGCGTTCAAGCTCGACGACGTCGATCAGGCGCAGACGAAGCCGAAACTCATGGAGAAGGCTATCGAGCGCGCTGCGTACAATATGTCCGACGACATCGACACCTACATCGCAGAGCATATGTCAAGCGGCGGCTTCTTCGCCGGCACAAACTCGACTCAGCTCGGCTCGACCGTAACTGCGTTGTCGGTGACTTCGACGCTCGTTATTACCGCGCTCGGCTGGGCTGCTCGGATACTCGACCAGAACAACGTCCCAGGGATGGGCCGGTGGGCTGTCGTATCTCCCGCGGTTCACCACCAGATGATTGCCGCTCGCATCGTGCAAGACACCAGCAATAGCAATTACCTCACCGGCGGTCCGAATGCCGTTGGTAATTTCTACGGGTTCAACATCTATGTGAGCAACAATGTCTATCTCGGAAGCGCCGCGTCCAGCCAGTACCACTGCCTGTTCGGTAACAGCATGGGCGTGACCTTCGCAAATCAGTTGACCAAGGTTGAAGCGTTCGACCTCGGCGCGGCTGGTTTTGGAGACGCCGTTAAAGGTCTTAACCTTTACGGAATGAAAATAACGCGACCTGCGGCTATTCTGCGCGGCGTGTTCACCCCGTAAGGAGGCTAAATAATGGCAATTCAAATCACCCCGTCAACCTTTGGCGGCTACAACAATTACACCTCGCTTCTCATGAGCCAGGTAACCAGTTCTGGAGCGTACTTCAACGTCGGCGATGCCTCAAAGATTCTCATCTTTGTGGTTAACGCTTCGTCGTCTGTTGCAGGGGCTCTGATGATGATTCCCGGCGCGCAGTGGTCGGGCGCTCTTGGATTGGACGCTTCAACCACGACTTCGACTGATTACAGTACTTCTAACTGTCCGTCGGTTTGTGTCGCGGCGATTAACAACACCTCTACCGTATTCCCGGCCTGCTTCGCGTCTACTACGACCGGGACTTATGCAGTATGGGGACCGTTTGAGGCTGCGGACGTTAAGTCCACCGCCCAGACTATCTATATTGCCAACAGCACGACCTCGACGCGGATGTATGTCAGTGTCATGGCGATGGGCTCGACGAACTAGCGTATCACCTGCGGGATGCAATACTCCCGCAGTTATTTATATTTTGGGGGATTTATGCGGGATAAGATTTCAAGTGGTCAGATCGATTTGGTACAGCACGAGCCGGTGCTTGAAAATAGGCAGGCCGAGAGGGCCAAGAAACGCAAAAAGGTTGCGCTGCTCGGGACTGTCCCGCATAAACTTCTCGCTCCCTTTGGGGACCCGGAGTTTGAGATTTGGGCGATTGCTCACGCTTGTTTGGGTGACCCTTTGCCGAGAGTTGACAGAATATTTGAGATTCATAAATGGGATGAGGTCGTAAAGTGGGGATCGCTCGGCGCATTTGAGATGTGGCCGGCCGCTCCGAAGTATTTGATTGAGGCTCGACCGGATGTTCTTAATTCGGTGACGTTCCCGTTCGACGCACTCGCGGCGAAGTTCCAGATTTTCAACGACCGCGAAGAATCGCTGATGACCAACTCTATAAGCTGGATGATGGCGTTGGCGATGGACGAGGGCTTCGAAGAGATTCACATCTACGGCGTCAATATGTCGCACCACACCGAGTATGGTACTCAAAAACCTTCATGCGAGTATTACCTCGGTCTCGCTGCGGGGCGCGGGATTAAGATTTATGTGCCGAAGGAATCAGACTTGTGTAAGAGTTATTTTTTATACGGTAAAGACGAAGAAAAGCAAACAGACCTTATGATTAAAATGACCGAGCGCCTTAACTGGCTACAAAACCAGATGAACGGCTTTATGCAGCAGCGCGGTCAAATGGAACAGGCAATACAGCAGCATATCGGAGCGATCGAGGACGTCAAGTTCTGGATGTCGCAATTTAAGCATTAAGGAGGCTGGCACATGGCTGGCTTTACCGACTATTTTGAGAATTACGTA